CCCTACGGATGTCCGCAGGGGATGGCCTTGGCAAAGGCTATCATCGAAAGAGCTCTCCGGGGGGAGAGCTAAACCACTAAGGAACCGCAATGAGCAATCACGCAATACCAATGGGTCTCACCAGGGGATATAGCAACAGCTACTCCGACACGCTCCGCCGTTTCACCGGGGTGAACCACCCCGTTCCCACGCAGGCCGATCTGGACCTGCTGGACGAATTAGACCCGGGATCGCAGCGCAGCGACGTCATCCCCGGGCAGCTTGTACTCAGCATCGAAATCACAGGGGGATAACTTGTTCGGATTGCCACCAGGCAACCCACTTCGGGAGGTGGTCGTGGAACTGACCCGCGACCACCCCCGTTCGGTGGGCACCATCAGCGGGACCGAGCCTCCCCTTCTCCGGCTGCTCGAGGTGGCGATCAAGGCCGATACCTCAGGGGCGAGCGGGGGCAGCGGGAGAAACAAGAACTCCGCCCCTCTGGACGTCACCGCTCTGGCCCTGTGGGAGGACATCGCCCGGGTGGTCGGGGACAACTGGCCCGGCCGAGGCGACCTCAAGATGACGACCACGCACCTTATCGACCGGCTGACCTGGTGGACGAACACCGTTGCCGGCACGGACAGCGAACCACACCTGCTGGAGTTCTGCGAGTATTGGCGCTACGAGATACGGGAGCTCCTCGAACCCACCCGGCGAGTGCCCCTCCGGGGACAGCGCTGCAGCGGGTGCAAGGAGACGTGGCTCCGGAACGAGCAGGACGGCCAGACCACCCTTATGCCGGTGCTCGTGGCCTACCCGGACGCCTCTCCCATGCGGGTGAAGTGCCTCTCCTGCGACGAGACGTATGAGGGCCTCGCCTTGCAACTGTTGGCCTAACCAGCAGTTGCAGGGCAGGACTTTACTTTACTGTGGAGCTCGCGTATCGTTGTACCTAGCAACACTCCACCACGGCAAAACGACAACACGAGGAGCACCCCATGAGCAACCACATCGAAATCCACGAGACCACCTTCCAGTACGTTGACCCCTTCCCGGGCAGGGCTGACGACGCTCCGGTCTTCATCGAATGTGTTCGCTGCATGGGTGTCGGCTACATCGCCGGTATGGAGCACGTGGAGAACGCGGTCTGCTTCGGTTGCCGGGGCCAGAAGGGCACGACCATCACGGCAGCCGAGGCCCGCCTCAAGGAGAAGCGTCGCATCGCCAACCTCAAGGGCGAGCAGACCAAGCTCCTGAAGAAGCAGCGCTTCCACAACGAGCAGATGGAGAAGGCCGAGGCTGAGTTCCCGATCCTGGCTGGCTGGTTCGAGGCTATCGCCACCAACAACTTCCTCCTGGACCTCTGGACCAAGGCGTTCGACTACGAGCTGTCCGAGAAGCAGGTCGCAGCAGCAGCCCGGGTACTCCAGTCCGACGCCGACTACAAGGCCCGCAAGGAAGCCGAGAAGGCTGCTGCAGCCCCCGCTCCCTCCGGCAAGGTGCAGGTCATCGGCGAGGTCGTCTCGGCCCGCTGGCAGGAGAGCGCATACGGCTCCACCGCCAAGATGGTCGTCAAGCACGAGTCTGGCTACAAGGTCTGGGCCACCATCCCGCAGAAGCTCTGGGACACCCTGGAGGAGCAGCTCGGCCTGACCGGCACCAATGTCCACGCCAGCATCGAGGACTTCGTCGGCAAGACCGTCTCCTTCACCGCCACCCTCGAGGTCTCCGACGACGACGCATCCTTCGCCTTCGCCAAGCGTCCCACGCAGGCCACCTTCACCAAGTAGCAGCCCAGGGGCGGGCCACCATGGTCCGCCCCTTCCACCCCGCATAACACGAGAAACGAGAACACGATGAACACCGCAGATATCCTCGCCCTGGCCCACACGCTCGACCAGGCCCGCAGGATGGCCAACGCAATCCCCAAGGCAGCCCCGATGGACGGTGTCTACGGCGACATCGGCACCGCGCTCAAGAACACTCTCTTCTTGGTTGTACCCAACCGGAGCCGGGTGGAGCGCATCTACGGCTCCCTCCTCGACGGTAACACCGTGGCGCAGGCAGTAGCCTGGGAGAAGGCCGACTGGGACGCCACCACCGACGAGATCATGGGCCTGCTCTAATGCCCCGGGGCGGGGGTCCCGTCCTGGGCCGAGTACACTGGGACGACAAGCACTGCTCCGGCTGGATGCAGTTCCCCAATATCACCGCCTTCCGGCTGTGGTCCCGGGAGCTCAGAGGCTACAGGCCGGAGGTTCGTACCGAGTACGAGCTCTACTCGATCCCAGGCCCGGAGAACCTCCTCTCGTCCGCCCGGGCCGAGGCCGAATACCGGGCCAAGCAGCTGAAGCAGCTGCTCTAGAAGTAAGCTTTACCCACACCCACCACGAACAAAGGAACCAGCCATGAGCGTAGCACGCGTCGAGACCGTCAAGAAGAGCCGCAAGGACCAGGGCAAGTGCGGGAAGTGTGGCACCGAGTTGCCGGCAGGCTCTGCATACCTGTACTTCTACGTCGGCTTCCGCAGCAACTACAAGCAGGTCCGCTGCCTCCGGGCCGAGTGCTTCCCCCGGCCGAGCGAGCGGGAGAGCAGCCTGGCCTCTTCCCTTCTCGCAGCCCAGGAGAGCTTTCACGACCAGGTAGCCACGGCGGACTCCCCGGAGGACATCGAGGCCCTTGTGCAGGAGGTAGCCGACGCTATCGACGAGCTCAAGGGCGAGTACGAGACCGCGCTCGAGTCCTGGGAGAACGGCAACGAGCAGCTTCAGGAGAAAGTGGACCACTACGAGGACCAGCACTCCGAGCTCTCTAGCTGGTCCTGGGACGGGAACACCGACTACGACCTGTGCAGCGAGCACGAGGGTCGCGAGGACAACGTGCCCGAGGAGGAAATCCAGGAGTGCGGAGCGTGCCAGGAGAAGCGTGAGGAATGGCTGGAGGAGTGCCGTGACGCAGCCCGCGAAGTCGTCGACGCAGTCGAGACCCTCTGACCCCCGGTGCCCGGCGATAACCTTCGCCGGGCAGCCGGGCCACCTGCTGGTGCGGTGCATACTGGCGGCAGGCCACCTCCGGAGCCACTTGCCCTCCTGGACCGAGGAGGACCGCAACGATTAGGCATTACTCTGGAGCTACGGTATAGTTCTATTTGTAAGGCACGGTAACACGCAAACAAGGAGAACGAAATGGACGCCAACACCGCAATCTCAGCCCTGATGGGCCAGGTAATGGACGACCTCGAGCAGTCCGCCATCTCGGACGGTATGCCCGGTGCATACGCTCTGACCGGTCGGATCGAGATCAACTTCGCAGCCAACCGCAACCAGGTCGCCGTCAACCGCATCTGGTTCGAGGCCACGACCACCCCGCAGGCCGGTCCCGGCCCGGAGACCCGGTTCTGGGTCGCGGAGACGGACACGGTCGAGCGGTTTGGCCCGGCAGCCGGGACCCGGCTCGCCACGGCGATCGACCTCGAGGAAGCCTTCCTCTACGACGAGGGATAGCAGGTTCGCCGGAGGTACGGGAGCTCTCGTACCTCCGGCGCTCCGCCTCTAGCCACCATAGGCTAGAGACGTACACAACGAAAACAGGAACCATAGGGGGACGCATGAACAAGATCAAGAAGGCACTCGCAGGGGTTGCCGTCGCAGCAGCCATCGTTACGGGCGGTGCAGTCGCAGACGTGGCCACGAGCCACAACACCTCCGCTGCCGAGGCGTACACGTACACGCAGGGTCCGGAGAAGTGGCAGTGGGACCGCATCTACTCCGGTGGTCGCTACTACTGTGGCGTCTGGGCATACGTCGACTACAACTGGTGGGAAGAGACCTTCCAGGGCAAGCGCGACGGATGGCAGCGCCTGTACTGGGCCTACTGCTAAGCCACTGAAAGATGCCCCCGCCCCGCAAGGGTAGCGGGGGCATTTTGCTTTCCGGCAAGTATGCCGTATCGTTTACTCTTGTGCGGGTGAGGTGTCTCCTCCCTCTGAAAGCACGAGGGAGGTTCGGGGTCGATGGCAACGGCATCGTTCTGGGGCAGAGTGGCTGATAGCCTCGACCCCGAATCCTCCACCTCCTCCCAGTGGGAGACCCCGGGTAAGCTTGCCAAGGCAACCAACCCCAACACGGTCCAGACCCCCGCGCTGGACCTTATCGATGAGGCCCTGGTAGAGGCGTTCAACACGCCGGACTCCCGCCTCATTATCTCGATGGCACCGCAGGAAGGCAAGTCGGTTCGAGTTGCGAACGACTTCCCCGTATGGTGCCTGACCAAGAACCCCGAGCTCCGCATCGTGACGGCATCGTACGGACAATCCCTGGCGAACCGAAATGGTCGTGCTGTAAGGAACCGCATCCTCACGCATCCGGAGCTCGGACTTACCATCGCCAAGGACAACGGCAGCGTCGCCGAGTGGACCCTGGCCGGACACCAGGGCGGACTGCTCTCGGTTGGTGTGGGTGCTGGTGTTACCGGTCGCCCGGCCGACCTGATGATCATTGACGACCCCATCAAGGACCGCAAGGAGGCCGACAGTGAGCTCCAGCGCGATTCTGTCTGGGACTGGTGGACCGATGCCGCAGCTGCCCGTCTGGCTCCTGGTGCTCCTGTCGTCATTATCCTTACCCGTTGGCATCAGGATGATCTCGCTGGCCGTCTGGTAGAGCGTGACCCGGAAGCCAACTGGCAGGTAATCAACATCCCCGCCCGGGCCGACCACCGCCCGGAGAAGGGCGAGACGGACCCTCTCGGACGCGAACCGGGCGAGTACATGGTATCGGCTCGAGGACGTACTCAGCGCCAGTGGGAGCTCCGCGAGGCAGCTGCCGGTGCTAAGACCTGGGCATCCCTGTACCAGGGTCGCCCGTCGCCGGACTCCGGTGGCGTCTTCCCGCCTGAAGAAGGCTGGGCACGCTACAGCTCCCCGCTGTGGGAGAGCAGCTACGACGACGATGGCAAGATCGTCTGCCGTGTACCGGGTATCGGCCGGGCTGACCACGAGCTGGTCCAGTCCTGGGACCTCACGTTCAAGGACACCAAGGGCAGTGACTACGTCGTTGGCCAGGTCTGGCTGCGAGTGGGCAACACCGCCTACCTGCTGGACATGGTCCGGGAACGACTCAACTTCACCGCCACTGGCAAAGCCATCAAGGAGATGTCCCGCAAGTGGCCACAGGCTATTGGCAAGTTCGTCGAGGACAAGGCCAACGGGCCTGCTGTCATCAACGCTCTCGGCCGGGAGATTATCGGCCTGATCCCGGTGGAGCCGGAGGGCAGCAAGTACGCTCGAGCCTCCGCCGTCTCGCCCCTGGTCGAGGCCCACAATGTGGTCATCCCGACCGAGGGTGTTCTCAAGAACGTCACGCAGCTGCTCGAGGAAGCTAAGAACTTCCCCAACAGCTCGCACGACGACACCATCGACGCCATGTCGCAGGCCCTGAACCGGCTGCTCCTCCTCCCGCTCGACGAGCTGGACGAGATGCACGAGCCGGGCGACGTGTACGACTTCTACAACGAGCACGGCTGGTCGGTCAGCCCTGTATGACCTAAGGAGGCAGGATGGGCAAGATAGCTCAGTGGTTTGGCTTCGAGTCCGATGCCCCTTCGGCACAGGAAGTGGCCCTCGAGAACGAGGTAGAGGTCCTGCGCGGTCGGCTCGAGGAGGGCTTCGCCCAGCTTGAGCTCGCCCGGGACAACGCAGGCTACCTGCAGCTCATGGCGCAGTACTCCGAGGACTTCTCCCGGGACGGACTCCGCAGTGCAGCCGACCAGGGTCGCCTCTTCGGCGTCGCCAACCCGCTGATCAAGCGAGGTCGCGAGGCCCGGCACGCATACGTCTGGGGCCAGGGCGTCTCCATCGACGCCAAGAACTCCGACGTCAACGACGTTATCCAGGCGTACCTGGACGACGAGGGCAACAAGGCTGCGTTCTTCGGCTCGCAGGCCCGCCAGCAGTACGAAGGCTGCCTGTACGACGAGGGCAACTTCTTCCTGGCGCACTTCACCGATCCGCTCACCGGGCGGGTGCAGGTGCGGACCCTCCCGTTCGACGAAATCTCCGACGTCATCACCGCCCCGGGCGACCGGACGGTGCCCTGGTACTACAAGCGTCGCTGGGTCGAGACGGAGACCTTCGATGGCGTCACGCAGTCGGTCCCCAAAGTGGCCTACTACCCAGCTCTCAAGTACCAGCCACAGACCCGGCAGCGCTTCATCGGCGGTGACCCGGTCTTCTGGGACAGCCCGGTGCTGCACGTCAAGGTCAACGCAGGCCACAACTGGAAGTTCGGCATCGGCGACTCCTACGCTGCCATCCCCTGGGCACTGTCCCACAAGGGATACCTCGAGGACTGGGCGCTGCTGATGAAGGCCCTGGCGAAGATCGCCTACGTCACCACCAGCAAGTCCGGCTCGCAGGCACAGGCCAAGCGCCAGTCGCTGAAGGGGCTGGGCGAGACTCCTGCCGGGTCCACCGTGAACCTGTCCGAGGACCAGAAGCTCGAACCTCTCAGCAAGTCCGGAGCCACCCTCGACTCGGAGTCCTCCCGCCCCCTGGCCACTATGGCAGCAAGCGCACTGGGGCTGCCCGTCACGGTGCTGCTCGCAGACCCCGGCCAGACCGGAGCGCGGGCTGTAGCGGAGACGCTGGACTTCCCCACCCGCCTGACCATGCAGGCCCGTCAGCAGCTCCACACTTCGGTGTACCAGGACAGCATCGGGTACATGCTGGAGCAGGCGGTCATCGCACCCCGGGGTCCGCTGAGGAAACTCGGCCGACCCCTCCGGGACGGCGACCGGCTGAAGGTGGAGTACGCCGACCCCGACGAGACCAGCATCAACGTCACCTGGCCGAGCCTCGAGCAGGTCGACATCAAGGTGCTTATGGATGCGGTGGTAGCTGCCGACGGTATGCCGGACGTACCCAAGCTCCCGCTCGTTCGCATGGCTCTGCAGATCCTGAAGGTGGAGAACATCGACGAGCTGATCGACGAGATCACGGATGCCGACGGCAACCTTATCCCGCAGGAGCCGGAGGTCGACCCCGGCAACGTGGCGACCAAGGCTCTCCGCAAGGGCCAGGACCCCGCCGACGCTCTCAAGTAGGAGGCTCCGTGGCAGTCACCGCTGAGACCCTCCGGGCAGTAGAAGCCCTCCGGGAGCGGATGCGCTACATGACCGACGAGCAGACCCGGGCACTGACCCGGGCCTGGGTCGAGGCATGGGACATCCTGCTCCCGGACTTCGAGGAGGCCCTGGCCGACCTCTTCGAAGGGGCGGAAGGTTACATCACCAAGGCCACCGTCGCTCGGAACGTTCGCCTCAAAGGCGCTCTCCAGGCTGCTCGAGCCCATCTCCAGGAGCTCGGAGGCCTCACCGATGAGATTGTGACCTCAGACCTTCCACAGGCCGTCTATGACGCTGTGGACGGCCACGCAGCGATTATCCAATCGCAGCTTCCCCCGGGGTCGGCTGGTGCCACGATTAGCTTCACTCGTGTGCCTGACGAGGCTTTGGCCGTGCTCGTGGAGCGGACCACTCAGCAGATTCACGCCAGCACGCAACCGCTGCCTGCGGATGTGGAACGGCTCATGAAGCGGGAGCTGGTTCGTGGCATCGCCGTGGGGGACAACCCTCGTACCGTCGCTGCCGCCATGATCAAGAAGGCTGAGCAGCGATTCAACGGTGGTCTGAGCCGAGCCCTGAACATCTCCAGAACTGAGATGCTCGACGCTCACCGGGCAGCCACCCAGGCCAGCGAGAAGGCCAACACGGAAATCCTCGCTGAGTGGGAGTGGCACGCCCGGCTCGACGCCAGGACCTGTCCCTCCTGCCTGGCCCAGCACGGCAGCCGTCACAAGCTGTCCGAGCAGGGTCCACTGGACCACCAGCAGGGGCGGTGTGCCCGGGTGTCGATCACCAAGTCCTGGAAGGACCTCGGCTTCGATATCGAAGAGCCGAAGAGCATCACGCCGAACGCGCAGGACTGGTTCAACAACCTGACCCCGGACACGCAGCGAGACATCCTGGGACCCACCCGGCTCAAGATGCTCCAGGACGGCGACATCGCCTGGTCCGACCTCAGCGTTCGCCGGAGCACGACCGGCTGGCGAGACAGCTACAACGTCCCATCCATCAAGCAACTAGCCAAGTAAGGAGGCAACATGCCGACACTCGTAACGGAAGCTGCGGGAGCTAAGTCCCTTACTGGCTCCCGGCAGGAGATCACGCTGATCACCCCGGGCTGGGGATCGTCCGGCTACTACAGCGCGGAGGTCCTCGAGGCTGCAGCCAAGGGCAAGGTGTTCCCCAAGGGCACCCAGATGCACATCGACCACATGAGCGAGGCGGAGCGTTACGACTCCCCGGCTGGCAGCATCAAGACGCTGGCAGCAGCTCTCGAGGCCGATGCCCGCTGGGACGCCAACTGGGCCGACCCCGACACCGGGGTCAAGGGCAGGCTGGTCTCCGAGGCCCGCGTCTTCGGCCACTGGAAAGAGACTCTCGCCGAGATGAAGGACGCCATCGGCGTCTCCATCGCAGCTGCCGCAGAGGGTAGCATCGGCGAGGCTGAGGGTCGCCAGGGTCGCATCATTGAGGCCCTGCTGCCCAGCAAGCTGAACCGCGTCGACTTCGTCACCATCCCGGGTCGGGGCGGTCGCATCTCGGAGGTCCTCGAGTCCTTCCGGGCTGAGGAAGCCCGCAACATCGGCATGTGGCTGGAAGCCCGCATGCACAGCATGTTTACGAACATCGCTGACGAGATGTTTGGCGACGGGCGGATGACCCGCGAGGAGCGGATCACCCTCTCCGGTGCTCTCGGGCAGGCCCTCTCCAGCTTCACGTCCACCGTTGAAGCCGAGGCTCCGCAGCTCTTCGAGCGGGACCTCTGGGACGATCCTACACCCACCGCAGCCAGCGAGGCTGCATCCACAAGTTCCCCACCGAACCCGGCTGGGGCCATCGAAGGAAAGGAGGCCACCGTGCCTACCATTCAGATTGAGGAAAGCGTCCACGCCGACCTCGTCGAGAAGTCCAGCCGGGCCACCGCGCTGGAAGCTGCTCTGAAGGAAGCCAACGACAAGCTGGCTGCCGCAGAAGCAGAGGGTCGCAACGCCAAGGCCGAGGCCATCGTGGCCGAAGCCTTCGGCGATCTGGAGGCCAAGGTCACCCGCCGTTCGCTGGTGTCCGCAGCCCTCGCTGCCAAGGAGTTCGACGCCGATGCCCTCAAGGCAGACGCCGAGGAAGCTGCCGCAGAAATCCGCGCTGCACAGGGCGAAGGCTCTGTCCGTGGCGTGGGCCACACGCAGGAAGCCGAGCAGAAGCCTGCTGCCGGTCTGACCGTCGAAGCCGCACGCGAAGCCATTCTGGCCGGGCGTGGCTACACCCCGAAGGGAGCCTAACCAATGGCTAAGAACATGCGCCTTCCTGAGGCGCTCCACATTGAACTGCCGGTTCCCGCCAACACCGTCGCCGGTGACATCGTCACGGCTGGTGCGCTGCGCGGAATCGCACAGACCGACCGGGACGCTCGCGGCAACGCGACGGTCTGGCTCAACGGCTCTGCCACTGTGACCGTGGACAACGCGGTCGCTACTGTGGGTCTCCCGATCTACATCGCAGGCGTCGGCACGAGCCTCCGGGCCAACACCGCCACGGCAACCGCCACTGGCAACACACTCATCGGGTACTCCCTCGGCACGAAGGCAGCTGCCTCCGGTCCGCTCGAGGTTGTCCTGCTCAACGGGCCTGCCCAGGTCTAAGGAGGGATACAACAATGACTGCACTGCTCAACGCAGAAGAAGTCCTCGCAGCCGAAGCCTGGGAGAAGCGCAACACCCCCGACGGCGAGTTCCTCGCCAAGGCGGTCGAGGCCTCCAAGATTTTCAACGAGGGCATCTCCGGCCGCAACCCGTTCAAGTACGCGATGCTGAAGGAAGCCCTGACCCGGGCCGACTTCAACACCTACCTGGGCAAGGCATTCGACATCGAAATGCTGGCCAAGTACCAGGACTACACCCCCGAGTGGCGCAACATCGCCACCGAGACGACCGTCCGCAACTTCAAGCCGAAGACGTTCCGTGAACTCTTCGGTGGCCGTGGTCCTCTGGACCGCGTTGGCGAAGGCCAGGAGTACAAGGAACGCAACAAGGACTCCGCTGAGTACGAGCTGTCTGCCGAGAAGTTCGGTAACACGTTCAAGCTCACCTTCGAGCTCCTGAAGAACGACGAGCTGGACGGCCTGTCCGAGCTCCCCGATGACCTCGCCAACGGTGCGGTCGAGACGGAAGACAAGGCAGCCTTCGAGACCTTCGTCTCGGCGACCGGCCCGAACACTGCCTTCTTCAAGGCAGCCAACGGCAACGCTCCGACGGCACTCCCGCTGACCCGGGATAACCTGAAGGCTGCGTACAACGCCATCGCAGCCCGCAAGGACAAGAACGGCTACAAGGTTCGCATCAAGCAGGCCCGCCTGCTCCTGGTGGTTCCGACGGCCCTCGAGTTCGATGCGGAGCAGCTCGTCAACGCTCCGACGATTCCGGACCCCGCTGGCGGAGCGGGCACCATCCCCAACCCGCTGCGCGGCAAGTTCCGCCTGGTGGTGTCGGACTACGTCACCATCATCAACACCTCCGCCAAGGCGGACACCACCTGGTACGTCCTCCCGGACCCCGCCTCTCCCCGCCCGGCGATCGTCGTGGCGAAGATGCGTGGCGAGGAGAACCCCGACATCCGCGTCAAGGCGGACCAGGGCGTGCGCCTCGGCGGTGGCTCCATCGCTCCGCAGGAAGGTTCCTTCGGAGACGACACCATCACGTACCGTGGTCGCCACATCGTTGGTGCCGGTACGCTGGACCCGCTGCTGACCTACGTCAGCACCGGCTCCTAGTAAGACCGCTCAGCCCCCGGACACCCCCATTGACCCCGGGGGCTGAGCCCCTACACTTCCCAGGAGGAACGCATGGCCATCGACTTCACCACTCCCCTCGGCCAGGTGCGCCTCCTGACGGCAGACCTGGACACCCCGGCTCTTCTCAGCGACGAGATAGTCAACGGCTACCTGGGCCTGCATGACAACAACGTCTACCTCGCAGCAGCCGACGCGCTGGATGCGATGGCGACTTCCGAGGTACTCCTCAGCCGGAAGATTCGCACCCAGGACCTGAACACCGACGGCCCGGCTGTAGCTGCCGAACTGCGCAAGCAGGCGAGCTATCTCCGTGGAAAGGCTCTCCTCCTCCTCGAGGAGTCCGAGGGTGGCTTCTTTGAGATTGTCCCCCTGTATGACAACTCGGGCCTCGAGGGAGCGGAGAGGTATCTTCCATGAGCCCTCTCCCCGGATGGTCCGTCGTCCCCGCCCAGTGGGCTGAGCACCACCGCCCAACAGCGGAGGCCAGCTTCACCGCCCGGATCGCCTTCTACCATGCTGGCGAGCCGGAGCCGTGGCCCCTGCCCGAGGGCTGGACTGGCCAGACCGCGTTCCACGAGGCGGACTGCCGCATTCAGCAGCTCAACCGTGAGGGCGTCACCGCTGCCGCAGGCCAGCCCACCAACCTGCATGACTACCTCGTGGTCGTGCCCATAAGCACCCCGACCATCCAGCCCGGCGAGGGCGGAGACTACGGCATCGTCGTGTCGGCCTCGGACCCACTGCTGGTGGGTCGCCGACTGGATGTTCGGGACGTTCAGCACGGCTCCCTGATGTGGGAGCGCGACCTCATCTGCACAGACAACCAGACGCAGAACAGGACGGCATAATGTTCAGCATTGACCCCTCCGAGTTCAACAACCTGGCGGTGAGCTTCGAGCAAGGCGCACAGAGCGTCGGCCCTCTGGCCCAGCAGGTGGTACGCAAGACCGCTCTCGACATCGAGGGTGACGCCAAGCGCTTCGCCCCGGTCGATACCGGCAACCTGCGTAACAGCATCGGCCACTCGGACCTCCGCAGCGTCGGCCAGTCCGGCGCTCTCGAGGCCCGGATCGGACCCACGGCCAACTATGGCCACTACGTCGAGTTCGGCACCTCGAGGATGGGTCCAGCAGCGTACATGGGACCCGCGCTCGATCGGCACGCCGGTCCCTTTGAGCAGGCCATGAACCAGCTAGCAGAGAGGGCAGCGAATGGCGGCACCTAGCCCAGCGTTCCTCTTCGCCCGGGTACAGACCCAGATCAATGGGCTGGCCCACCTGACCCCGGGGAACGTCTTCGACACCCACGTCCCGGACGTTCTGCCTCAGGACGGCAACGGCTTCATCCGCCCCTACGTGGTGATGTTTGCCGGCACGACCGGCGACCTCCCCGGGGAGCGGAGCCTCACTCAGCTTGCCGACCTGGACGTGGCGGACTTCCGCTTCCAGACCAACTGCGTCGGACCCACCGGGCAGCACGCTCGAGAGCTGGCCTACCAGGTCACTCTCGCGCTGTGTGGCCTCGCCATCGGGGCGGGCTTCGTCAAGCCGGACCCCGATGCATTTCGCACGGAAGTGCTCAAGGATGACCAGGTCACACCGGCCCGGTTCTACATGCCACTCATGTGGCGACTCACAACCACCTAGGAGGGCCAACATGGCAACCCAGAAAACACAGGTGACTGACGCCACAGACGAGCCTGTGGTAGAGGTCATTGACCCCGCAATCCCGGAGGACACCGGGCTCAAGTACGACCCCCGCAAGAAGGTGTACGTGTACGACACCCTCAGCGGAAACAAGCTGCCGAACCCGGTCCCCGAGACCTGGCTCGATGGCCGGTTCCCGAACCTCTCCCTCACCCCTTCCAAGAAAGGCAAGTAGACCATGGCTAACCTCGGCCCTAAGATGCTCACCGACGCCAACCGTCGGCTGGCGTGGGTTCCCACCATCGCCAACTACCACGCTCCGACCGTGGCCGAAATCACCGCTGGCAAGGACATCTCCTGCCTCATCACGGCAGCGGACTTCGCCCTCGGCTCGACCGGTGACGACTCCATCTCGGACCCGGCTTACTGCGCCTCGTCCAACAGCTCCACCCCGGGCCGGACGAACTACGAAGCGGCAATGAACTTCTTCCGCTTCAAGGATGCCCTGGACGACACCGCCTGGACCACGTTCACGGCCAAGGGTCTCCACGGCTACCTGGTTGAGCGCATTGGCCAGATCGCCGACGGCGAGAAGGCCCACGAAGTTGCCTGGGCCGCAGGCGACGAGGTCCGCGTCTTCGAGGTAATCACTGGCACCCCGCAGGTGCTGGCTCCCTCGTCCGCAGGCTACGAGAAGTTCCGCGAGGTCTTCTCCGTGCAGGACCTGGTCGACGAGCGGGCAGTCATCGCTGCCGGCATCTAATGACTACCGGGGTGGGGAGTTTTCCAAGGTCTCCCCGCCCCGGTGCTTTGCCCCAAAACCTTGACCCCGACATTCAAAACCTTGGAGGTTTGAAATGACTGAAGCAACCACCCCTGAACTTCCCTTCGACGTTGACGCCTGGCTGGACGGTGCACACCGCACAGCCCGCTCCGTCAAGCTCTACTCCCGGGCCGACCTGCTGGCCGACATCGACGTGCTGGAGGCTAAGCTCCGCAGCGTCAAGGACGTACCCGACGAGGACCGCTCCTACGCCGACGGCGACGCTGCAGCGGAGATCCAGAAGCAGATCGACAACCTGTACATCCAGATGGATGCGTCGGCACTCGAGTTCCGCGTGACCTCGCTGGAGGACACCAAGTACCAGGAGATCGTCGACCAGGTCAAGAAGGACCTCAAGGACGAGATCGACGCTGCCGCTTCCAAGGCCCGGACCGAGGCCCGCGAGAAGTGCCGTCGCCTGGAGATCACTGCCGTGAACGACATCAACTCGTTCATCCGCCCGGCTGCCAACGCAGCTGCCGAAGCAGTCATCGAGCGCGAGGTATCTATCCGCACGATCGCTGCTGCGGTCATCCAGCCGGTCCTCTCGGTCGAGCAGGTCCGCAAGCTGTACTCCATCCTCGGAGACAGCCAGGTTGCACTCCTGTCCCAGGCGTACACCCGGGCAGCGATCGAGGCTCCGCAGGTCACCGTCCCAAAATCGTAGAGGCCCTGTGCGAGCCTAGGTGGAGCCACGTGCTCCTGGAGGCTCGAACAGCCCGCGACTGGAAGATACCACAGACAGTCCTTCGAGGCCGGAGAGACGACGGAACGTGGACCTACCAGGACCGGGCTATGGCCCTCGCTCTACGAGCGTACGAGGACGGCCTCTGCCCCGGGTGCGGGCTTCACGCGTCCGTCACCCGGGGCGACCACAACGTCGGCCGACACGAAGTCGTTGAAGATATCTGCCACGGCTGCGAGCCGGTGGAGTCGTTCGCACAGGACGACAAGAAGGAACGCTACCCGGGCCAGAAGGTCGGGGCAGCGCAACGCAAAGACTGGGCCTAGCCCAGATACCCTAGGAGGTCTCCGTGGCTGAACGCTCAGTCGTTGTCCGCATCCGGGCCGAGATCGGCGACTTCAAGCGGCAGATGGCCGAGGTTGCCAAGGTCACGAAGGAGACCGGCGACGCCACTCAGCGCACTGGGCGCATGGCGGAGACCTCCCTGGGGCGGATGGTACAGTCCGCACACAAGAACCGCGACGCGTGGGACGCCACCGGCAAGTCCATGCTGGCGTTCGGCGCAGCGGTCTCTGTGGGCGTGGGACTGGCCATCAAGACCTACGCTGAGTTCGACAAGCAGATGTCGAAGGTACGTGCAGCCACCAAGGCCAGCGCTTCCGAGATGGGACAGCTTCGAGAAGCAGCCATCAACGCAGGTGCCGACACGGCATTCTCCGCCAAGGAAGCTGCCCAGGGCATCGAGGAACTCGCCAAGGCTGGCGTCGCTACCAAGGACATCCTCGGTGGCGGTCTGGCCGGGGCACTCTCCCTGGCTGCTGCCGGCGAGATGGAGGTCAAGGACGCTGCCGAGCTGACGGCTACGGCCATGTCGGTCTTCGGCAAGGAGGTCCACGACAAGGGCACCCTGGCAGCCAAGACGGCCGACCTCCTCGCAGCCGGTGCTGGCAAGGCGCAGGGCTCTGTCCACGACATGGGCATGGCGCTGAAGCAGTCGGCCCTGGTCGCCGAGTCGATGGGCTTCTCCCTGGAGGAGACCACCGCTGGCCTGGCAGCCTTCGCCAACGCGGGCCTGCTCGGCTCGGACGCTGGTACGTCCTTCAAGACGATGCTGGCAGCCCTGACGCCGAACTCCGAAGCTGCCGCCAAGATGATGGACCAGCTCGGCATCGACGTGTTCAATGCCGACGGTTCCATGAAGAGCCTCTCCGAGGTTGCTGGCATCCTGCAGTCCTCCATGTCGAGCCTGACGCCGGAGGCCCGGGCAGCTGCCATGGAAATCATCTTCGGCTCCGATGCCGTCCGGGCTGCCAACGTCCTCTACGACGAGGGTGCAGCGGGGATCGACAACTGGACCAAGAAGGTCTCCGAAGCCGGGTACGCAGCCATCACGGCGAGCATCCAGCAGGACAACCTGATCGGTGACCTGGAGAAGCTGGGAGGTTCCCTCGACAGCGTCTTCCTGCAGTCGGGTAGCGGGGCCAACGACTTCCTCCGGGGAGCCGTGCAGAGCGCTGAGGACTTCGTAGACGCCATTGGGGATATCCCCGGGCCGGTCCTGTCCACCATCGCCTCCGTCGCCGGTATGACCGCTGGTGCAGCGCTGCTGGGCGGAGCCTTCCTCACGGTGGTGCCCCGGGTGCTCGAAGGTGTGGCTGCTTTCAAGCAGCTCGACACCCGGGCGGATGGTACCTCCCGTGGCCTCGGCAAGATCGCCAAGGCAGCCACCATCGCCGGTGCAGCGCTCATCGGTCTGCAGGCTGCAGGCCAGCTCGCTAATGCAATCAACGGCACAGGTCGGTCCTTCGAGGAGATGGCTAACAAGATCCTCGAGGCCAACCAGGCCGGGGAGAAGTTCGGCGAGACGTTCAATGCCGACTTCCTCAAGGACACCGGGGCGAAGAACCTCACCGAGCTGTTTGACGTCTCGGACGAGGACAGCGTCATCGGCTTCCTGAACAACACGGCCAAAGCAGTCGGCGGTTTCGACTCGTCGATGCACCGGGCGACGGACACGATCGGCAAGGCCGACGAGGTCATTGCCGGTATGGTGAAGAACGGCAACTCGCAGGCTGCTGCCGACACGTTCAAGAAGTTCGCCAAGGCCTCCGACGAGGCTGGGCTGTCCACGGAGAAGCTCTTCGAGCGCTTCCCGGAATACCGGGACTCGCTGCTGGAGCAGGCCCGCGTCCTCGGCACGAGCGTGACCCAGGCCGAGCTCTACGACTGGGCGATGGGCAACGTCCCTCCCAAGATCGAAGCAGCTACCCGGGCACAGGAGTCCAACACGGTTGCAGCTGAGGCTGCAGCCAAGGGCCAGGCTGCTGCAGCGGAGGCGCTCGCAGAGGTCGGCGTGAATGCCGACGGTACGATCGCCAGCCTCGAGAAGTACACCACCGCACTGTTCAACGCGGGCCTGATCGAGATGGATGCTCGGACGGCGACGGCTGCTCACGAGGCTGCTCTCGACGCCACCCGGGGCGCGGTGGAAGAAGCCACTGCAGCCCTGGCCAAGCAGTACGAGGCAGAGGGGATGTCGGCCGAAGCAGCCCAGGCTCACGCTGAGGCGCAGATGGGCGTCGGCATTGCGCTCAAGAAGAACAAGTCGGACTTCGACCTCAGCAACGCTGCAGGCCGGGCACTCAACGACTCGTTCCAGAACGTAGCAGCTACGGGCATGGCAGCCATCGAGGCGAAGGCCAAGGCAGGCATGGGGCAGAAAGAGCTCCAGGCCAACCTGAGCACGACGTTCACCAACCTCCGCCAGACCGCGATCGACATGGGCCTCACCGAGACCGCAGCCGACGCGCTGGCTCGCGAAGTGATGGGCATCCCGCCCAAGGCGAACATCGACACCTGGATGTCTGACAATGCCAAGAGGATGGCAGAGGAGACCGCCCGGTCGATCGAAGCGCTGGACGGGAAGACCGCCCGGACCCACGTTATCCACACCACCACCAACGTCGTTGAGAACATCGTCAACAACTCCGTCGGCGGCAAGAACAACACAGGTGGTCGGCAGGGTACGAAGCCCACCTTCCAGGCAACTGGTGGCGAGGTCGTCGGTCCGGGAACAGGCACGTCTGACGATGTCCCGGCGTGGCTGTCCAACGGTGAGCACGTGCTTACTGCAGCGGAGGTCCAGAAGGCGGGTGGCCAGGCAGCCATCTACCGGATGCGCCAGGCCATCATGGAGGGCAACATCCCCAAGTTCGCCCGGGGCGGAGCCGTTCAGGCCTTCGCTACGGGTGGTGCGGTGGAACGTCGTGAGGCGTGGCTCGATTACGAGCGGGAGCGTCGCCGGGGCAACGGCTACCAGGTCGCCCGGACCGATCCCTACTCCATGTCGGACCGGCTTACCTCGCTGGCCGACAGCGGGAACGTCAGCGCCAAGTCGATCTCCCGTCTGTACACCGCTGCAGGCCGGGGCGAGGTTGCCCTCCGGGGTCTCCACGCCCGGTCCGATCGGCTGAGCACGAGCTTGGAGAAGGCCAAGGACCGGCTGGAAGACCTCCAGTCGACCCGCAGGGAGGTAGCCTCTGGGCTGTCCGGGGAGTTCAAGCTCTCCGACGCAGTCAAGTCGGCGACCTTCTACAGCCGGGGCAGCATGGGTGGCATCCAGAAGTTCGCCAACGAGACGCTGGCTCGCATCCGGAAGTTCGCCGGTCTCCTCAACACCCTGCAGAAGCGTGGCTACTCCGCTGCGATCATTCAGGAAGTAGCGGAGATGGGTACGGAGGAAGGCATCAAGGCCGCAGAGATTCTGGCCAATGCCACCACCGCCGAACGCAACCAGCTGAACAGCACCTACGTTGCGATCGACAAGGCCTCCGACGCTGCCGGCATCTACGTCACCAACGCCATGTACAAGGGTGGCGTCAATGCAGCAGCGGGCCTGGTCAAGGGTCTGCAGTCGCAGGAGAAGGCCATTGAGAAGCAGATGCTCAAGATCGGCCTCGACATGGAGCGGGCACTGAAGCAGGCACTGGGGATTCGCTCTCCTTCTCGGAAGGCGATCGCCATTGCGCAGAACTTCACTGGCACCCTGACGGACAACCTGAAGGAAGGCCGGAAGGGTATCGCAGCGGAGGCCCGGGCACTCGGCGACGCGCTCACCGTTCCATCCAAGTCGATGGCCGGAGGGTACGGCACCGCGATGGCCTCTCCAGGACTCGGCATGTCGGCTTCGGCAGCCGGTTCGGTCACCCATGTCACTCACAACTGGAACATCACCGAGAGCGGCAGCGCGGTGACGACCGCCCACGAGGTGGCCCGTCGCCAGCAGTCGCTCGAGGTCTAAGAGAAGGAGGCTGGGATGCCTTATCCGAGTCCGATGACGTATCCCAGCCCCACTCTCTACCCGGGATTCGCCGACGGCACCAATCGCCGTCAGGTGTCCCTGGGCGGGGAGCTGGTGCTGGGTGCGACCGATCCGGACGGTACTCGCTGGACCGTCAACGACATCTCTGGGTGGCCCGGCTCCCCGGGTAGTACGCTCCGACTGACGGGGCGTGCACGTGGACATGGGGCGACCGGCTCCGAGCCGTACCTTCCAGAGCGTGTCATGACCCTGTCGGGACATATCCACGCTCGAGACACGATAGGCCTGGAGAAGGCTATGGACCGCCTCTCTGCGGCCTGTAGCCTTCAGCCTACCCAGATGCTGGTCTCCGAGGCCAGCCGGGTCCGGGGCTGCATGGTGCAGCGCCAGGGCGACGTCATCCCCACCCCCATCACCGACGTGTCGGCGCACTACAGCGTCATCGTCGTTGCCAAGGACCCACTCAAGTACGGCGACCTGGTGAGCGGGGAGACGCTGCTGCCGCACTCCTCGGGTGGCCTCGTCCGCCCGTCGACGTGGCCTCGGACCTGGTCCGGCGTCAGCGACAACGGGGTCATCCGGGTCTTCAACGAGGGTAATACTGCATCCCCCGTATGGATGACCGTGGACGGGCCGATGCTGGCCGGTGGCTGGGCCATCACGCACCTGGGACAGAACCGCTCGCTCGGCCTGTCGCTCGTGCTGGACGAAGGTGAGCACGTCACCATTGACATGGACCGCCGAGAGGTCCTTGCCCAGGGGCAGGCTGCCCGGGCCGGGTACGTGACCTCCCGGGGATGGTTCCGCCTTGACCCCGGCTGGAACGAAGTTGCCTTCACGGCAAGCACCTACTCACCCGCTGCGCGACTGACCCTGGTCACGCAGCCAGCCTGGCTCTAGGAGGATCCATGACTATCACGCTTCTTGCCCCTGATGGGGTAGCAGTAACAGCACAGCAGGAACGGCAGGCCCGGGCAGCCCTCAACGGGGGTGGCTTCGGCCGTCCTCTGGGCGGGCGGTCCGGCTTCCGGCTCGACACGGCCAGCAACATCCTGACGGCCACGTCCACCACCTGGACGCTGCAGCCCTGCTCCGCCATGCTCGACCCCGGGGCGTCCACGCACCAGGGCATGTACGGCTGGGCCTCTGACGCGGTCATCACCGGAGGCGTCAACGCTGCGGACAGCACCAACCCGCGCAAGGACATCGTCTACATCCAGGTGAACGACTCCTCGGCAGGAGACAACTCCGGAGCGACATCCGCCCCGGTGCTGTATCTGGCTGGTGCGCCGAATGCGACCCCGGTGGCCCCGGCGCTGCCCGCTCGCTCCTTCCTGGTGGGGACTATCGATGTTCCGAAGTCTGGAGCTGGGGCTCCCACCGTGACGCTGAACACTGCCCGGTTCGCTCCGGCTGGAGTACGGTTGCCGGTAGGCTCCGCAGCCGAGCGTCCCCCGTCTCCGCACCTGGGGCAGGAGGTCCTTCGGACCGACCGCAACAACCACGTGCAGCGCTGGAACGGGACCGCCTGGAAGTGGGTCTCCGAACCGGAGCGCTACGTCGAGCAGGCCAACGTCTTCGACACGACGATCACGACCTCCAGCATGGTGATCCGCACGATGACGAACGTGCCGACCCGTAGCTATGCCACCCAGATTAGGGTGCGCAGTATGGCTGCCGTCGGCTCTGGTGCAATCAGCACCGGCGCACTCCGGCTCGTCTTCGCCTGCTCTGCTGGAGTGTCCCAGGTCAACGACGCGCAGGCCAAGGCGTACATGAGCTTCTCGAACCCTGGCTCGTACTTCGAGACCTGCTCGGTGGAAACGGGTACGTGGATTCCGATCGTGGGTGGGCAGCTGCCCCTCGTTCGCTGCTGGATTGAGCGCTACGGTCCGGCCTCTGCAGTCACCCACCAGGTCGCCATCAACCCTCCGGGGTCGGGCTATCTGGAAGCCCTTGTCCTCCCTGCAGACGACTAGGAGTCACGGTGCACAAACATCCCATCAGGCATACCCTTTCGGGCCTCACCCGCACTGACTGGGCATACGTGCACTTCAAGGCCAGTCTGAGCCTGCTGTGGGCAATCCCGCTCACACAGCTCGAGTACCTGCAGAGCAGCACCGCTCCCTGGTTCATTCTGGGGTGGGGGCTGCTCACGACCACCGGCTTCTTCGTCTCCGTGACGGGGCTGGTGATGTCGGCGCAGAAGTACAAGACCCGGCGCAACGGCTTTGTTGTGGAGATGGTCGGGCTGTGGCTGATGATGGGTGCTCCGCTCGTCTACGGTCTCATCCAGCTCGGCCTGATCATCGCCCAGCAGTCGGACCGCTGGATCGCGCTCGGCTTCGCCTACATCATCTGCGCAGCGCTCATCCCGCGCATGGTAATGATCAAGGCTGCGGCACGGTCCCGCACAGTAATTTATCGGTACGTCGAAGGGCGAACGGATGACTGAGCTGATACTTGCCCTCCAGGACACTGCGCAGCCGGAGAAGCTGTATCTCGGGATGCCCCTCCCCCTGGTGATGGGTATCCTCGGCGGTCTCGCCACGATTGGGGCAGCAGCCTTCGCAGCCTTCAGCAAACGATGGCGCACCCCGGCCGACACCCTGGCCGAGAAGAAGGTTGCCCTGGAGGCCGACGAGCGTCTGCTCAAGCGCTTCGAGGACATGCTCAAGGAGCGCGACGACAAGCTCGAGGCACTTGAGGGCAAGGTAGACAAGCTCAACCAGAAGGTCGAGGAGTACCAGCGTGAGCGCACCGGGCTCATCGACTTCATCTACGAGCTTGTCCGCATCGTCCGGGACCTGGGCGGACTCGCCCGTATCCCGGTCCCACCCGGGGGAATCTACATCGCAGGCCACCCCGCCAACGCAACACAGGAACAGGAGGCCTAATGCTGCAGCTTGTGCGACCCCACCGGGGTCCAGTCACGCAGTGGTACGGCAACACACAGCCCGACGGAATGCCCCATGCCGGGCAGGACTACGGCTACACCGACGGCACGAACGTCTACCCGGAGGTCTTCGCTGCCGCATCCGGCACGGTGATCTTCGCGGGGGACTCCCGCAACCTCGGCTGGCCGAACGAGTTCTACGTGAACCCGGACTTCGACCGCTCCGACGCTCAGGACAGCTCCGCAGGCAACCTGGTGGTGATCTCCCACGACGGAGTTGCTGTCACCGGGTATGCCCACCTGGAGTCCTACAGCGTGAAGGCGGGCCAGCCTGTCCGGGCCGGGCAGCAGATCGGCATCACGGGAAACACCGGGTTCAGCTTCGGCCGACACCTGCACTTCTTCCTGATGTTCCGGCCATACAACTACAACACCAGCACCTACGGGTGCTCCGACCCCAACCCATACTTCTTGAGCGGTCTTGCCGCCCAGGGAGCACCTACCGAGGAGGACACCTTGTCCGCAGCAGAGAAGGACGCCATCATCAAGGCCATCAAGGCCGACGGTGCAGCGACCCGCAACTACATCAAGGCCCTGGCCTACAAGGGCTGGCTCGACGAGAAAGGCAAGAAGCACCCCGGCTTCATGCTCGTCATCGAAGAGGAGCAGCGTCGCGCTGCCGACGACCGCCACAACCTGCCCAAGCGTATCGCTGCCGCAGTCTGGAGCACGGTCGTCAAGCGGGCGTCCGGCCCGGTCAGCGTCCTGCAGGACCTGGTCAACGGGGCGACCGCAGCCATGCGGACCGAACCCGCTGTCGCCGAAATCCTGGAGGACGTGCGGGAGGACGACAAGCTGGAGAAGGCTGTCGTCCTCGACGAGAACCCGGCTCCCGTAGCCAACCCCGAGACAGGAGCCTAACATGGCAGAACACGTAGCACCGACACAGGTTGTCCACCCCTGGCGGGCAGCCCTCCGTACCTTCGTCCAGGTCCTCGTGCCGGCACTCCTGCTGGTGCTGACCGTCGGCCCGGAGGTCCTGGAGATCATCGCCACGCAGCTGAAGGGCCAGGTGCCGGAAGGCTTCCTGTCCTGGCTCCTGGCAGCGTCTCTGTTCCTCGCCACGCTGGCCAGCATCCTGGCCCGCATCATGGCGATACCGCAGGTGAACGCGCTGCTGGGTAAACTGAAGCTCGACGCAGGCAAGTAACAACATAGAAGGAGGCGTCCGTGGCGCTGTCGTGGATAGCAGTAAATGCCTTGACCGGCAGCGTCATGGCCGACCTCCCATTCCTGCGGGTCGACGGCCCGCTGAAGCGTACCCTGATGCGGTACGAGTCCCAGACGGCAAGCCTGCCGATGGGCGACCCCAACGACGAAGACGACCCCACTCGTCCCCCGGAGAACTGGAGGCAGGCCACCCGCAAGGGTGCGTCATTCCTGGTGGCCCTGGACGAGAACGAGACCCCGCTGTGGGGCGGGCTGGTCGTCCGTCGCAACACCAACGAAGGCCCGGACGTGCAGTTCAGCCTCGCCTCGGCGGAGGCATACTTCGACCGGGTCTTCGTCGGCAGCGTCCAGTTCGAGGAAATCCCCCAGAACCAGATCGTGAAGACCCTGATCGAGTGGTATGCCGCAGCCAACCAGGGAGGCATCCCCATCCGGGTGCAGATCGTGGGTGGGGACGGCCAGCCCCGGTCCCAGTCGTACTCCGACCTGGACGACGAAACTCTCTACAGCGCTCTGACGGGCCTCTCAGGCCTCCTCGGCGGTCCCGAATGGACTGTCGGATGGGAATGGGTTGGGGACCAGAAACTCGGCCTCGTAGCCACCGTCGGAGACCGCGTGGGTTCCACCGCACCGGAAGGCCTGGAGCCTGCAGCGCAGTTCTATCTGCCCGGCAACGTCAGCACCTTCGAGCTGGATGAAGGATACGGCAACGGCGAAGGTGCCAACGACGTGCAGGCCACCGCCTCGGAAGCCCGCTCTCCCCGGCAGGTATCGGCCAACGACGGTCGCCCCCGGTTCGAGCACCGCTTCTCCCCGGACGCCGAGGCTGAGACCTTCGACGACCTGGTTGCCCACTCGGAGCGCGGGCTGGCTGCTATGAAGGACGGCACCGTCGCCCTGAAGCTCACGCTCAACCGGCACGAGCCTCCGTTCCTCGGGGTGGACTGGAACCTGGGCGACGACATCGGCTTCGACCTCACAGCCCCGGCCTGGCCGGAGGGCATCACCGGCACCGCCCGGGCAGTGGGGTGGGAGCTGGACGACGACACTGTCACCCCGCTCATTGAAGTCAAGGGCATAGAAGGGCTGGACTAATGCTCGGTGGACCCAAGCTCCCCGGGGCACAGTTCCCCGGCGATGACGCTGCCGCACGACGGCTGCGAGACATCGAAAGAGAGATCCAGAAGATCAATGCTCGGCAGGGTATCCTGTCCACGAGCGACACCACGGTTGCGGCACTGGTTGCCGACCCCGGCTCCCTCACTCGGACGGAGCTGGAGAACTACTTCCTCACTTCCCAGAACACAGTAATCGACGGGGGCACCCCTTGACCAGTAGGAGAATGTAATGCCAGTACAGACCGTACTTGCTCCCCGGCGTGGAACCGCGTCTGGCTGGAGCAGCGTCAACCCTATCCTCGCTTCCGGCGAGATGGGCCTGGAGACGGACACCAAGAAGATCAAGTTCGGCGACGGCACCAGCGCGTGGAACAGCCTGGGCTATGCCGGGCAGGCGGAGCTCGACGGCAAGGCCAACACCAACCACTCGCACGTCGTTGCGGACCTGTCCGACAGCACCACCGTCGGCCGGTCCCTGGTGACTGCTGCAGATGCGGCAGCTGCCCGGACGGCCATCGGTGCTGGCACGTCCAACCTGGCCATCGGCACCACGTCGACCACGGCCAAGGCAGGCAACTGGTTCCCGTCGTTTGCGGAGGTCACTGGCACGCTCAGCTCCGCCCAGCTTCCCCCGCTCGCCGTCAACAAGACCGACGTGGTGGCCTCCCAGGCAGCGATGCTGGCGCTGGTTTCGGAGCGCGGTGACATGGCCATCCGGACGGACAACGGCAAGACCTACGTGCTGTCTACGGACAGCCCGGGTACGCTGGCCGACTGGAAGGAAATCACCGCCTCTGGTGCCGTCGCTTCTGTGGCCGGCAAGACCGGCACGGTGACCCTGGTGAAGGGTGACGTCGGCCTCGGCAACGTGGACAACACGAGCGATGCCAGCAAGCCGGTATCCACAGCTCAGCAGACCGCACTCAACGCCAAGGAAGGTACGATCGCTGCCGGCACGACCGCGCAGTACTGGCGTGGGGACAAGACCTGGCAGACGCTCAACAAGGCGTCCGTTGGACTGTCCTCGGTGGACAACACGAGCGACGCTGCCAAGCCGGTATCCACCGCCCAGCAGACCGCGCTCAACGGCAAGGCCGACGTGGGCCACACCCACGGCAGCGCGGACATCCTGTCCATTGATGGAGGGACTCCGTAACCATGCCCCGTATCACCGACCTCCGCCCCCGCAGGGGAACCGCTTCACAGTGGACCTCGGCGAACCCGGTGCTGGCTGCCGGTGAAATGGCGCTGGAGACAGACACCCGCCAGCTCAAGTTCGGGGACGGCACGACCACCTGGACGAGCCTGCCCTACGCTGGTGCCCCCGGCGGAGCACACACCCACGTCGCAAGCGAGATCAGCGACAGCACGGTGACAGGCCGGGCAGTCCTCACGGCTGCCGACGCTCCCTCCGCCCGGGCAGCTATTGGCATGAGCAACGTGGACAACACGAGCGACGCCAGCAAGCCGATCTCGACGGCGACCCAGACCGCGCTCAACGCCAAGGTGGACGACAGCGAGAAGGGTGCAGCCAATGGCGTAGCGACGCTGGATGCCGATGGCTTCGTCCCGTTCAACCAGCAGAAGTCCGTACTGAGAACAGCCACCATCAGCATCACGTCGGCCAACGGCGGAACCAACGCGGTGACCTGGCCAGCGGGGCACTTCTCGCAAATCCCGGTCGTCATGATCAGCAAGAACAATGCCAGCCTGGCGAAGTACATTCCGTATGCCACCAACGTCACGACCTCCGGTTGCACCATCGGCATCTACTCCGGCGACGGCACGACGGCCACCGGCTCGGTCGTCCTGCAGGTACTGGCCATGCCTACCTCGTAACACAAAGAGACCCCCACACCCTACCCGGTGTGGGGGTCTTTTGCTATGCCCTCTCTGCCAGCCTCCGCCGGGCTTCCCGCTCCCACGGTTCCCGGAGGCTGGGGCGGTGGTCGTATGCCCACATGTCCGCAGCGTCCCAGCCGACGCACTGAGCGTACTCCGCCCGGGCCAGGGCCTGCTCCGGGGAGAGGATGACGGGAAGCTGCCCGTCCTTCTCGTCCCGTCTCCGGGCCTTGGACCATATCCACGGTGCAAGGGCCAGAGCGAAGAGAGCGAGGACGACGACGACGTTCTGAGCCTGTGTCCCGGCCATTAGACGAGAGCCTTCATCAGGTTGAGCGCCTGGTTCTTGAAGTCGGGGTCCAGGAGGGCCTTGCGAGAGCGGGCTTCGTCTTCCGTGCCGACCCCGTTGTTGCGCACCGGGGAGAAGTGGTCGTACCACTCGGTGAGCGCGTTGAGCCCGGCCCAGGCGGTGTTGCGGATGTTGGCCTGCGTACCGGCGTCAGCGAAGAGCTGCGACATCTGGTCCAGCTTGTTCTCCGTGCGGGTGATGGTGGCGACCGGGGAGTCCTCCGGGACGCCGAACTCGCGGGCAATGATCTCGTCGAAGGCCGACTGGGTCAGCGTGGTGTTGATGAGCTGGTCCGCCTCCTGCTGGAAGCCATCCAGGTAGTCGAATGCGAAGTCGAGCGCTTCCCGGGCCTGCTGGATGAGGATCTTGTGAGCGCCGACCGTGTGGCGTACCCGGAAGAGGTGCTTGGCCGAGTTGAAGGCCAGGTTGAGGGTGTTCTGGCAGACGATGCGGACCGGCGTCACCATGATCACCGTGGAGCTGCTACCGTCGTGGGAGGTCATCGCTGCGATGTAGTAGTCCACCCGGTCCACCCCGCCGATACGGATGTTGCCGGGGAGCTTCATCGTGATGAAGACCTTGCGTCCGCCGTCGATTGCACCAGCGGTCTCGAAGTGGGCACCACTCTCGTCGACCAGCGCGTTCAGCAGGGCAGCGAGCTGCTCGTTCTGGATGATGGTGTAAGCCTCTCCCACCGTACCCAGCACGTCGATCTGCTTCTTGACGACGGGGTTGTTGCGGACCACTGCGTACTGGCGGGGGATGACCAGCTTCTGGCCGTTGACCTCCGTGGTCAGTGCGGTCTTGCGGATGTCCCACCCGCCGAGCAGTCCGTGCTCCATCGCTTCTTCGGCGGTGAACGCGTCCGGGAGTACAATGCCGAGCTGGTGCCAGGCGTCTTCCCGGGCCGAGACGAAGCTGGCCTGGCCGTTGGTCATGTCGAGGTTGTGTGCCATGGTGATCGGTTCCTTCGGTTGTGCGGTGTTCTGGGGGAGGTGGTGGCCCGTCGCCGGGCCACCGGGTGGAGCTAGGAGTCCTTGCGGATGAAGAAGTTGAGGCCCTTGTCGGTGAACGCTGCAGCCGGGTTGTGCATACCCTGCATGCGCTTCGCCGTTTCCGTGGCCTCGCCCCGGGTCAGGCCGGTCGCTACGACCTCTTCGCCCGCTGCGTCGTCGTTGAGCATGTTTGCTACTACCTGCCAGGTGCTGGTTGCTTCAGTCATTTCGTTCTCCTAGTTTCCGTGGTGCCGTGCTTACAGATAGAACTATACCGTAGCTCTCTAATAAAACCTAATCGCTGGGAGAAGCCCTTCTCCGGGCCTCTCCCAGCCGTGAGGCTACCCGTCCCGGGTCGGCTTGTAATCCTCGCTCACAACGTGGTCTCCCACCTGTGCAACACAATCCTCCGGGCACCAGGTCCCGTCGTAGGTCGCCGGGAACCAGTGGGACACATAGGGGTCCTTGGAGGCGAACTTGTTCTGCGGGTGGTCCGGGCAGTGGAACTGGACCTTCATGCTGCGGTCGAAGTGCTCCACGTCGCTGATGCGGGTCCCAGCCGGGTAGATGGCGATGGGCTCCGGTGCGACGTAGGGCTTGGGCTCGACCGGGGGAAGTCCCAGGAGCGCGTTGCGCCGGTTCGGGCTGTAGTCGTCGCCACGCTTCGTCACCGGGAAGGAGAGCGTGTCGAGGAACCGGGCCTCCACCGTGCCCTTCATGCTGGTGGTCTGGAACGGCACCACGAAGGTGAACTCCCGGCTGCCGTCAGGCAGGTTGCGGGTCGTGCTGATTACGAAGCCCCATGCGTGGTCGCCAGCTTCGATGTGGCGGGCCGGGATGTTGATCGGTTCCTGCGTCATTTCTGGTTCCTGCTTTCGTTGTGTCGTGTTAGTTGTTGACGATGGCCTGGAAGGCTTCGGCCTTCGTGGCGTAGACCCTGCGGATGCCGGCACCCATGTCGGCCTTCCAGCCTCCATGCACCCGGCGGATGGTGCCGACCTTCTTGCCGCCACTCCCCTTGCGGAAGACGTTGATGACTGCGCCGACCTTGCGGTCCTGCTCGGTGTAGTGCGTGTCGTTCTGCATCGTCTTCTCCGTTGTGCCGTGGTGTCGTGCTTACAAATAGAACTATACCGTAGATCCAGAGTAGAACCTAATCGGTGGGAGAAGCCCGTCTCCGGGCCTCTCCCTCCGTGGAGGCTAGATGGTGAAGGTTCCGGCTTCCCGGGCTTCCTTTGCAGCCTTGGAGGAGGTTGCAACGCGCTTCCCTTCTGCGGTGATTCCCCAGAAGTCGGTCCGCCATGCACCGGAGACCTGGCGACGGCGACGGAGGGTCTTGCTGCCGTCGGCGAAGGTGGTCTCGATCCACTCGGCGTCCTCGTCCTTGAACTCGACGATCTTGAAGGTCTCGGTCTCGAGGGCGACCTCGGCCGGAGCTTCCTCGGCGACCGGAGCTTCCTCGACGGTCTCTTCCTCTGCCGGGAAGTTCTCCTCGCACCAGGCCTGGCCTGCTTCGGTCAGCTCGGTCCAGGCTTCGTCCTCGTCCTGGGCCGGGACGGTGATGAGGAGACCCTTGCGGGCCAGGGAGTTGATCACGGAGGCTGCACCGCGCTGGGTCTTGGAGACCTCGTACTTCGAACCCATGAGCTCAGCGGTCATGTCCTCGGTCCAGATGCCGGAGCCGGCAACGATGCCCTGGTCGAAGAAGCTGAAGTGGCGCTCGGCGATGGCGGTCATCAGAGCGGTTTCCTTGGCGGTGAGCTTGGTGTTCATTTGGTTCCTCCGTGTTATCGTTTTGCCGTGTTGGGGTGTTGCTGAATACAACGATACGCGAGCTCCACAATAAAGTAAAGTCCGATGCCGAAATTGCTTCCGGCAATACGAGAGGCCCCGGTTCCCCAGGGCCTCTCGGCCGGTCCTGCTAGACGATCGGGTTGTGGGAGAATGCCCCGTATGCCCGAGCCATCTTGGCGAACTTGGAGGTGGTGTAGCGCTCCTTGTCCCCGGCGAACTCGGCACCCCAGTAGTCGGTGCGCCACGAGCCGGAGACCTTCTTGCGACGCTTGAGGGTACGGCTGCCGTCGTTGAAGGTGGTCTCGGTCCACTCGGTGCCCTCGTGGTCGGTCCACTCGAGCTCCGTGTAGTTCTCGGTCACGGTCTTGGACTGCTCGGCAACTACGGTGTCTACGTCCTCGCCGGTCTCCTCGGCCTCGATCTCGGCCAGGGCATCGGCGACCTCGTCGGCCGGGGTGCCCTCGATGACGTCCTGCTGGATGAGGCCGAGCAGGTCGTCCTCTTCCTCGGCGGGAGCTTCCTCAGCCGGGCTGGTCTCGCTGCGGAACCAAGGCTCGGTGACCTTGAGCTCGATCCAGGTGGAGCCTTCCTCGACAGTCGTGTCGGCGGACAGCGTGCCCTTCTTGATCAGCTGGTTCAGCGAGACCTTGGCCTGCTGCTTGTTCTTGACGAGGCCCTTGGCGGCAATGTCGTTGACGAGGTTGTCGAACCATGCTCCGTTGCTCAGGTCGACGTTCGCCAGGATGGCCGTCTGGTTCTCGGTGTACTTGGTCTCGCTCATTTTTGGTTCCTGCTTTCGAGTTGATCGTTTTGTCGTCTTGGCGTGTGCCGGTGTTGCTACACCTAACGATACTACCAAGATGGACAATAAGTAAAGTCCTCCGACAAAAGAGGCCTCTGCCGGTGTTGGCAGAGGCCTCAAGCCTAGCTTGCGAGGTGCTCCTGGGCGGAGAGTAACGCGTCCTCCCAGTCGTCCGGTTCATCCGTGTCGACCCAGCGTACCCGGGCGGACTGCTTCTCCAGATCACGCACCAGGTTGTCCGTCTTCGTCACGGTGGACTGCACGAAGGAGGACACCTGGCCTGCTCCCCGCTGCAGCAGCCGGAGGTCGTGGATCATCGGGTCGCACCGGAGGGCCAGCACGAGCAGGTCGGTCGTCAGGTTGAGCGCGTTGAGGAAGCGACGGGTCGCCAGGGTGGCTCCCTCCGCCACGATCATCTGCGGAAGTTCCCCGCTGCCGGTGAACCCTTCCTGGTTCTGGAACAGCCACTCCTCGCCGGTCGGGGAGCTGGCCCGGTCCAGACCGTCGCTACCCGGGAACTCCTCCCGCATCACTCCGAGGTACAGCCCGACGACGCTGTTGCCGTCGGACATCCGGTGGCCCCTGAGCGTCACCAGGTTCCCCCGGGCATTGGGCTTGGCGTGGAGGTCCTCCAGCGGTCCCAGGCCCACGTCCAGCCGGGACAGGAGCTCACCTGTGAAGGTGGACTTCCCAGTCCCGGCTGCCCCGATGACGTACACCGACTGTGTCATCCTATCGGCCCGCCCACGATCCAGAAGCAGGTCTTGCCGTCCCGGGCGTGCCACCACTCGTTGTCCGAGCCGTTGAGGAACCGCACGACCTTGCCCTCATAGGTGGGGTGCATGACGATGTCGTCCACAGTCTCCGGCATCTTGTCACCGTAGTCCGCGAACCAGCCATGCAGGGGCATGTGCTCGAGCTGGAAGGAGAACTGGTCCATCTTGACCCCTACCCGGTCCAGCCGGTTCTTCACCCACGGCAGCCGGTCCGGGCCGACCCCCACCAGCACCACACGCTTGAGGTTCTCCGGCATGGAGAAGTTCCACAGGCCATACAGCACGCCTGCAGCCGTGTTGCCGGAGCCGAACGGCAGCACCAGGGTTTCTACCTCGTTCGGGAGGTTCATCACCTGAGCCCCGCCCACTGCGAGGAAGGCCTCGATGTCCTCGAGAGGAGCGTTGTCGGGCGTGGTGATCCCGTAGGGGAGCTGCCAGGCTCCACGCTCCTCTGCAAGCCGTTTCCCGGCTCCCTGGATGACCGGGTTGTAGGCCACCTTCGAGTCCAGGTTGAGGTCCGCCCCGGCGTCCATGGCGATCTTGACCGAGACGTGCTTGGGAGCGGTCTCCGGCTTGCTGGCACCAAGCACCAGCGTGCACGGCAGTCCGAACTCCTCGGCCAGGACCCCCGCCATCGCTGCCTGCGGGCTGAGCACGGAGCTGGCCGACACGACGGCCTTGGCCCCGCGCTGCACAGCCTTCTCCATCAGGTGCCGGCAGGCCCGGAACTTGGCACCGTTCACGCCATACTGCTCATTGCGGAAGAGGTCCTCCCGCTTGTAGTACCTGCCATTGCGCAGGTCAATCGGGGTGAGCTCGTTGGGGTCTGTGATTGCTACCACTTGGGGTCCTTTCGTATGCCGTACACACCATGGTGCACGCCTTCGTTGAAGCTGTTTTCCATGTCGGGCCAGTCGTGGTCCATCATGATGACCTGGCCGGTCTCGAGGTAGTGGTTCTGCTTCACTGCCGTGAGGCCGGGGTCGTTGGGGTTATCCTCGAGCCGGAGGTGCCTCGGCAGGTCCTGCTTGCGGGCTTCCCAGAGGATGTCGAAGCGCTTGCCGAACCGGGCTTCCGCCTTCTTGATCCGGTTGTAGGCCATGTCGGCATACACGTTAGGATACCTCCGGTTCGGCTTGTGCCACGACTTGTACGTGCACAGTGCCGACTCCATCGTGAGACGTCCCACGTCGGGGTGCCCCGGGTTGCGCTCCCGGGCCTCGTCGAGGAGGTCGTCGGCGAACTTGGTCAGCCCGGGCACCAGCCCCAGCATGTCCGCGTCGTCGGCTTCCCAGTAGACCGAGTCGTACCCGGCGACCAGGGCCACCCCGTTGCGGTGGGACCGGCTCCCCGACTTGTCCTCGAGGAGCCAGCTACCCATGTCCGGCACAATGCCCGTCCCGAGCAGGATGCGAGCGTACTCCATCATGCTCCAGGCCGAGAGGCGACCCATGTAGGGCTGAGCGTTGCTGTATGCCCAGGTCGCCTCCCACCCCTCTGATCCCGCCTGGAACCAGTCGAGAGCAGGGCATGCTCCGTAGACGTGGTACCACCGCTCGGTGGCCTCGCCGAACTTGCTCTTCTGATGCCGGCGATCGGTGTCGAAGTCCATCAGCTTGAAGTTGTCGTTCCAGAACTCGACCGCCCGCTGCCAGTGACGGTGGGTCGGAGCAGCGTCCAGCAGGAGCAGGCTCATCGCCGGGTTCTGCGTGTTGCCGTTGAGCCAGGCCAGCCAGGCCCTCTGGTCCTCGTCGAGATCATAGGCCTCGGCGATTGCCGGAAGGAAGCTGTACACCAGCCCCGGGTGGGACTTGTACTGCAGGTGGAAGGAGTAGAAGCGCTGGAACGCCTCACGCCGGTTCTCCGGCAAGCGCCAGTCGGTCACGACTCGTACCCTGCCCAGGCCCGGGTAGCGTTGCGCTCCGAGTGGCTGAGGGCCTTCGCTTCGGCCACGGTCTCCTCGGACCACAGACGCACAGCCAGAGGGTAGACCGTGCGGGCGAGGGAGGCAACGAACTCCATGCGGTCCGTCCGCTTCTCCGTCACCAGGTGCTCCAGCTCGTCGAAGCTGTTGGTGGCGGCAGCGATCAGGTCCGCGTTGCTGGGAAGGTTCCCCGGCAGTGCCATCTTCTCCAGGCCCTCGAGCCAGGCGTTCACCCGGGAAACGTGCTCCGGGCCGGAGGTGTAGTTGGCCTCGCCCCCGGCGATGCGGATAGCGTTCTCCGTCAGCCACAGGTGGTACTTGACCAGGTACATCAGCAGGTCGATGGCGGTGTCCGCGCTGGTGTCTCCGCCCCCGGCGACTCCCAGCCGGTCCACCTTGCGAGCGATATTGGCCATGATGCCAAGCATCTCGCCACGCTTCTTCCAGCTATCCCCGTAGGCTGCGTTCTTCTCCGAGTGAAGGTGGGTCGCGAAGGTGGTGAACGCCTTGCGGTCGTCGTCCGAGATTGCCGGCTGAGGTGCCTTCCGGGCCGGGCTGTTCAGAGCTGCCTCGTAGAGCGACGTACCCTCGAAGCCCATCATGCTGAGGATGTCCCAGTCCCGACGGTTCCAGGCGTAGAGCACCCACAGCCAGGACTGCAGCAGAGGCTCCGGGAAGCTCTTGATCGCGGTGATGATGTGGGCCTCAGTGGCGCTGTCGTCCCGCAGGTAGGCTTCCACGTTGAACCACTGCTGTACCAGGTGGTCGAACTGCTCCAGTGTCCCGGTGAAGGCGAACTCCGGGGCAGCCTTCTCAAACTCCTGAGGCTCCTGCGAGAGAGCCTCGGAGGCGATCGCCTTGGCCTTGTCCCAGTGACGCTCATAGAGGTGGAGAGAGGAGATGGAGAAGGTGACTGAGCCACGCTTCAGCCCGGTGAGCCCGGCCACCACGTTCAGCAGCGCGGTCCACTCGAAGGCGTTGATGCCGGACCAGCCCCAGAAGAGGTCGTTCGAGCGGATGGCGACGTGTGCGTGCAGCACCCCATCCCGAGGCAGGAAGTGGACCCAGTTGTTGCAGGGTACGTCCTTGCCGGGAGCGTTGTCAATCTGCGGGTTGTAGATCGTGAAGACCGCCCGGCGAGTACCCGGGTCCTCCAGCAGCAAGCCGACGATGTGGGCAAGCTGGTCCACCCCGGAGGTCCACATCTCGCCGTCGTGCTCGTAGGACCAGGCCCGAAGGCGAGGCCCATAGCCACCGCGCCAGACCTTGTTGTCGTCGGAGAACTCGCCCGCCCGGGGCAGGTAGTGGGACAGCCACTCGATATCGTTGCGACCGGCCAGGAGCCACATCGTCTCGGCGATCTGTGCCGGCAGGCTAACCTTCCGCCCGGGGGTGGTGATGTAGGGGTCCGGCTCGATCAGCGTGAACTGCTGCATCATGAGCTCCCGGGTCCGCCCAGCACGGCTGTCTACGAGATGGCCCTCCCGCATTACCCGGCTGAGGAGGCGGGGCAGGGCCTCGGTGGCGTCGCTGAAGTAGTTGATCGTCATAGCGGTTCTGGTTCCTATCGTGTTGTGGCTGACCAGTGGGCGGGCAGCACGGGTGGTTCCTGTTTGCCCGGGTGGGCAGGAGTGTACGGGGGTGAGACCTTGTACGCTTTCAAGTATCTAACGTACTTACCAAATTCACACCAGGTGTTCTGGATATCCATAAGGCTAGGCTGTCTCGGCCCAGAATCCAAATCGAGGGTGGGGCAGTCCGGGCTGGCATGGACCTCGGCCTGGGCGAACCGGAGGAAGCCGACCACGTCCCGGGTATCGGTGACGTGAGCGACACCCTTGCGGCAGCCCGGGCCGGGGACGACGAACTCGTTCTCCCGGTCTACTGCGGCATAGGGACCGTATCCCCAATCGGTGAGTATCTGCATCGACATGAAGTCGGCAACACCCTTGTTCCTACGGAGGATGGAGAAGCGGTCCTCCTGGGTCTTGGCCCGCAGGAACTGCTGGGAGGTACCTCCCCCGTTGAACAGCCGGTCCGTCAGGTCGACGATAGCCTCGAGCTTGTCGCTACCCGGGACGTGCGACTGCGGATAGACGAGGTAGGCTCCGGTGAAGATGGGGTTGCCTGCCTCCCGGTACTCCTTCCAGACCTTCAGTACGTCGGCAAGGTTATCATGCGTGGGCCAGCAGTCCAGCTCGAAGTGCAAGTGCCTCCAGGCCTCGACCCGCCCGGTATGCCGGTACAGGAAGCAGCGGAGAAGGAAGTCCTCCGGCGTCGCCTCGAACACCGAATCAATAGGGTGGTCGAATGGCGTGCGATCCTGCGCGAGGTCGAAGATGAACTGCGACCCCGGGTCCAGCACCCGGAAGACGTTGGTGAACTTCCTGCTGGCCAGGATGGCGTCCGAGGTCCACGGTGCGGGAGCGCCGACCTGGCGTTCCTCCCACACCGTATGGCGCTCCTCCACGAATGCGAGGTAGCGCTGGAACATCTCATTGTCGAACATCAGGAGATCACCAGGCCCGGGGCAGCGGTCGCCGGGTCCAGCTTGTGGAAGGTGCCATGGTCGGCCACACCCTCCGGGACGAATGCCATCACGGTGGACCAGCGGGTGTAGTTCCCCTCCAGGAGGACGTACCCGTAGCGGTCCTCGAGCAGCCGAGAGAAGCGCTCGAGATACTCCTCGTAGGAGTCGCAGCACCCCTCCCCCAAGAGAGGCTCGTAGGAGCGTTTCTGCAGGTGCAGGTAGCGAGCTGCGATGTCCGTGATCGTGACTGCCTTCGGCTGCAGGCCGAACACCTGGTCCAGGAGCTTGCCCCGGGGCGTCCCCGGCTGTGCTTTGAACACGGTGAGGTCGCCGAAGTCCAGGGCGAAGAGGTCGTACCTGCCGATGGGCTGGCCGTCGTAGGCATCAGCCTGCTCCACCAGGATCGGGGGCAGCACACGCTTCATGTGTTCCACTGCCTCCGAGGCATAGTCCGCTACCCGGTGCACCATCGGGTCGAACAGCTCCTCCAGCATGAGGGCGTGAGCGCCGATGCCACCGAACGGCTCCCAGATGGAGTCGATCTCGTCCCGGTCATAGCAGGCAGCGATAGCCTCGAACGTGCGGAGGCTGCAAGTCAGGTGGTCCCCGGCGTGCTTGGGTGCTGCGATGGCCCAGTCGAACCACCACTTGTTCTCGGTTGTGCTCTCCGGGAGCTCCATATCCCACCGGTCACAGATGCGAGCCTTCATATCAATCCTTCCTGTAGCGGGGGCAAGTGAACCCCTCGGCTGAGAGTGGCAGGCCTTCGGCCCAGGTGGGCTGTTCCACCATAATCTTGGATACCTCTTCGACGCTGCTGAAGCCCTCTACGAGGATCTCATCGTGTACGTGGCCTACAACCTTATGGCCGTGGTCGTGCAAGCGGACGAGAGCCTCCGAGAGGATGTCCCGGGCGACGGCCTGGGTCACGTTCTCCGTCAGGCGTCCACCATACGTGGAGGTCTTGGCCGGGTAGTATGCCGGGTCGGTGAAGACGATCTGCATCTTGCGCCTTCCCCACTGGTCTACGTGAGGCCGGAGTGCGCAGTTGTGGTAGGTGATCGCCCGGCCCGAGGGGAGGACGAGCTGGCGGTCTGCCCCGTCCTTCCGCACATACAGGTAATCCCCAGCGGAGCGGTCGCCGACCCGGAAGGCTGCCTCCAGCTCAGCCCACAGGGTCACGATGTTCTCGTTGGCGTCACGCCACTTGTAGACGATCTTCTGGAGGAACTCGTCGCCACCGTCCGCACCCATGGCCCGCAGCGAGTTGACTCCGCCGTTGTAGCCCAGGGCCAGCACGGCGACCTTGCCTTCCTTGCGTGTCATGCCCTTGCCCATACGGTTGGCGGTCTCGACGTACAGGTCCCGACCGTCCCGGAAGGCCTGCAGTGCCCACTCCTCCCCGGCCAGCCATGCCAGCACCCGGGCCTCGATGGCGGAGTAGTCGACGACCGTGAACGGGCCAGTGAACATCGCCCGGACGAGTGCCTTGAGCGTGTGGGAGTCCATGTCCGCCCCCATCATCAGGTCGACCACGTTGGCCCCGATGGCCGTGTCTACGTCGATGCCCTCGTCCGGCTTGATGGTGGCAGAGGGGAGGTTCTGGAGCTGCACTCCCCGCCCGGCCCAACGTCCGGTGTGAGCTCCGAAGAACTGGAAGCTGCCCCTCAGCCTGCCGTCCGGGTTGACCCGGTCCAGGGCTGCCGTGTACTTCTTCATAGCAACGAGAGCCAGCTCCTGCCGCAGCTCGAGCACCCGCCGAACGGTGGGGCTGATACCCTTTGCGGGGCTGATGTCGGATTCCCCCAGGAGGAACGCCTGCTCGTCGTACTCCGGCCGAGTCAGCAGGGCTGCCACGGTGTCCTTCTGCATGTTCGGGATTTCCACTCCCTGGCTGCGGAACCAGGCCAGCATCTGCGGGTTGCTGCCCGGGTTCTCCACCCCGGTCAGCTCGGTGATCTCGGCCTTCTGGGCAGCAGCATTGGTGTCCGAGGTAGCGATGGCAGCCTTGGCCATGTCCACGTCCACCTGAATGCCGGTGTCGTTGATGCGCTGGTCGGAGAGGTATGCCAGACGCTCTGCCTCGGTGGGCCAGCCGGGGAGCCGACGGTGCACGTCCCGGAGGGTGACGACGTCCTGCCGACCGTACTCCAGGAACTGCTGCCACTTCTCCGGGTGGTCCTCCGGACGGTTGAACTGGCCCTTGCGGTTCGGCTTGCAGAAGAAGTTGATGAGCAGGGTGCCTGCAGCGTCCTTCTTCTCCCCGCCCAGGGCGTCGGCGAGCAGCTCGAGCTTGCGAGGGTATCCGTGCTCCCCGGCCAGGACCATAGTGTCGGTCCACTCTGCCGGGTCCAGGAAGTCGAAGCGGTCTCCACCTTCGTTGCGGCGGATGAACTCGCTGAAGCAGATGCGCTCGAATGGAGCGTTGTGGGCAACCTTCTCGACCTCAGCGTCGAACAGCCCCGGAATCTCCAGGACCTCCTCGGTGGTGAGGGCCACCTGGAGCGGTCCGTCGTCCACCGCATACCAGGCCATCAGGATGGCGAAGTCGGGGTCTTCGACGTAGCGATAGGCGTTGCTGTTCTTGAGGTCTACTCGGCTGCGGGTTTCAATGTCGATGTACAGTATCACGTGCTGGTTCCTTCAGGTAAACTGGAGGCCCCCGCCCAGTCGCTGGAACCAGGTAGCGACGGGCGGAGGCCCCAGTATCGAGTATAGCTTGGATTCCCTAGATGAGGGACTCTTCCATATCCTCGACCTCAACAGCGTCGAAGTCGTCCTCAGCCTTGGTGATCGAGCCGAAGGCCTCGCCGTCGGCGAGCTTCTGCACGTGGTTGAGTCCGAACGAGACACCCTTGTTGCCGGATGCGCTGAACGGGAAGGCGTTCATCGACACCCTGGCGTAGCAGCCGGAGTAGACCTCGGTGCTGTCCAGGATCGGCTGGACGTTCTGGTCTACGATGCCCGGCTTGGTGTTGTTCGAGATCGTCATGAAGTAGTGCCCGGCATACTCCGGGTTCTTCTCCAGGTCGGCCTCTTCGTCGCCGTCACGGAAGGTGTTCTTCCAGTTCTTCGGGATGCTGCCGTTGAACTTGGTGGACTTGCCCTGCTCCAGCGCTGCCTGCTGTGCAGCCTTGATCTTGTTGATCGTGGCCTTGTCCGTCTTCGGCACCAGGATCACGGTGCTGTACTTGGCGGGCTGACCCTCGAACGAGCTGAACGGCTCGAAGAGGTGGCAGTAGGAGAGGCGAACCTTGCCGGTGACGACCTTGGTCGGGTTAGCAGTCATTATCGTGGAGACCTTTCGTTGTTTCGTTTTGCCGTGCTCCCCCGTTGGGATCACGGTTTCAAGCTTACCTCACCGCAGCGGTGCTACGGCAGATATTCTAGCGATGGACTATACGGGTGGACCCCGGCACGAGCGGGTGGAACAGGGAGGTCGAGGTGTCCTTCTCCTCGGCGACCTCCCATCCCAGGGCGACCAGCTTCTCGATCGCTTCCTGCGGGGTGCCCGGGTGCTCGGCGGTGGTGATGAATACCTCCGTCACCTTGGTCATGCTGCCTCCTCGAAGTCCTTGGCAGCTTCCCCAGCGGGGGAGATTGCCTCACGCTTGTCGTCCTCGGGGACGAGGGCTTCCCGCCCCTTGCTCTTCTCGATGAAGGGGTCCAGGAGCTCCTTGAACTGCGCCTTGCCGAGCAGCTTCTCCAGCTCCCCGATCCCCTTGATCTTGAAGTTGGTCACGTCCTTGGCTTCGAAGCCCGCGTCGATCAGCGTCTGGATGGCCGGGGCGTCGTCCTTGATCTGGCGCTTGCCCCCGCTCCAGACCACCTTCAGCCCGGGGAGCTTCTTGCCCTGAGCATAGGCTGCCTCGAGCGCTGCAGCTTCCACTGCTGCACACCAGGCCCGGATGGCCGGGAGCCGGAGGAATGCCTTGGCGAGCTCAGCCTCCGTCAGCAGTTCCGGCTTGGGCGGGCTGGGCTCCTCGTCGGCAAACACGTCACCGAAGTCCTCCAGCGTCGCCTTCTCGATCCGTGCCCTACAGATACCTGCAGCCGGGCACCACCGGCACGCCTTCTCGCTCGGCCCGAACGGGGCGTCGTCGGAGTGGAGAGCCAGCTCTGCAGCCGGTGCTACCACACCGTCCCTCCAGGCCCGGAGATCGTCCGGATGGAGCTCCTCCGAGGAGGTGTTGTCTACCCGGGGCTGGTACACCGTCACCACGATGAGCTCGGTGTCACCCAGCATGTCGCCGAAGGTGTCCAGCGCACCCAGACCGTAGAGCCGGAGCTGGCTGTTGCCGTTGGCGTCGACGTGTACGCCTGCACCGTACTTCAGGTCCACGATCTCGACGTGCTGCGGGCTGACGATGACCGCGTCAGAGGTGCCCCAGCACTTCTCGATACCGGTCGGCATCCGCTGCTCCAGCAACAGCTGGCTCATCGGGTAACGGGCCATGCGCTCCTCCAGGAGGGCGATGTACCCGGCGACGTGCTCCTTCATTTCCTCGAGGGTGCCGGTCTCGTAGTTCTCGGCCTCGAACTCCTTCAGCCACTTGTTGTAGCGAAGGGTGCGCTGCCGTTTGGTGATGAGGCCGAAGTGGAGGCTGGCCTCAATCTCGCCCAGCTCGTGTGCCAGGGTGCCCTCACGAGCGTAGGGCGAGTCGTCGTCTACCAAGAGACCCTGCTGCCGCAGCTCCTCGTCCACGCGGATGGCTGCGGGGCAGCTAATCCAACGGGCCGAGTCGCTGGGCGACAGCTTGGCGTGTTCGCTAGGCACGAATACTAGCCTTTCAGTGCGGTCATGAAGTCGCCGATGTTCTCCGGCTTGAGGTCGGATACCTTCTTTGCCCCACCAGCGGAGGCCAGGGCTGCCTTGACCTGCGCAGCCTTGCCGGAGGAGACCAGCTTGGTGGCAGCTGCGACAGCGTCTTCGAGCGTGTATTCGGCGACGATGACGTTATCGCCCCCGAGAAGGTCTTCTTCCTCCTCAGCGGGCTCAGGAGCCTCGTCCAGCGTGGTGTCCAGGACCGCTGCCTTCCCGCTGGTGGAGGAGGTGGTGGCCGGGGCGGGCTTCTCGACCTTCGGAGCGGGTGCAGCCGGGCGGTCCTTGGCGTGGGTGACCGGGGTGGCAGCAGCCTTGGCTTCGGCCTTCGCAGCCGGTGCTGCCGGGGCTGCAGGAGCCGTGCGTGCACCGCCAGCCGGGTGAGCCTGCATTGCGGAGATGATCGCTGCTTCGCGTTCCGTGTATGCCTGGTCTTCGGAGACGGTGATTTCGATGTTGATACGCAGGGACATTCTGGTTCCTCTTTCGTTGTGGTGCGTGTTTAGGTGGGTCAGCCGGGCTGGCTGACAGGGATAAACTTTACTGGTCCCGGGGAGTACCCGGGCGGTCCTAGAGAGCTCCGTTACTCGGTCAGCTCGGCAGCCTTCAGGATGGCATCGGCCAGGGCCTTCGCCTCCTCCTTGGTGAAGTAGACCGCCAGGATG